TTATACCTACATATCCTAATGGCGTCGAAAATGACTCTGTAACTATTCCGGCAGCTTCAATAACATTTGTTGTTGTTGATCCTGTATCGGTAACATCTTGTAAGGATTGTGATCCACCTCCACCTAAAAAAGATAAAGCACTTAAAGCTGTTACGCCGTTACCTATCTTATAAGTACCAGTTTGTTCTAAATAAACTATTTGTCCTACTAATAACACTACACTAGCATTAGAAGTAAACCAAGCACTATCTTTATATCCTAATTGTAAACTACCGTCAACTATTGCCATTATATTATATCGTCTGTTATTGTTGTTACATTACTTGTAATAGTGTCTTTAATACCACTTAAAACAGTTATTACATACTCACCACTTGTATTAAATGTTTGTAATACGTTTCCGCTTTGGTCTTTTATTTCTACTACAAAACCTCCAGCTATACCACCCGTTTTTAAAGTAACCTTAGCGTTTTTAACTATTAATTTATATCCTGGCATTTTAAGAAGTTCTAATTGTTGTATGTTCAGCTAAAATAAACTTATCAGTTAATACCGATTGTATTTTAGTATTTGGATATTTTATTTTAATATCGTAAAAAAACTCCCCAACATAATCAACGTCAAAGGCTGTTAAAGTTATTGCAACGTCACCAGTAGTCGGGGAGGAAAAAGAAGTAATATCTTTTGAAATTAAAGCCTTTGAATCAGGATCTTGTAAAGTACGTTTAACTGTAAAAAATACAGTAGCACCAGTTAGGTTAATTTCATTATCTTCAACATCAAATAGTTGAATATCTAAATCAACTGTATCACCTTTAATTCTTTTTATAACCATCTCTGTAATTTTTTATCCCAGTACATATTACTTTTATTACCTCCAACTTGTCGCATTCCGATTTTAGGCTTTGATTTAGAATTATCGCAAGTTGTAAAATCATATACCACGCCATCAAAAGTGTAGCTAACATCGTTTAATCTATCATTCATTGAAGCTAAATAAACGTTTGTTTTACGTCTAACATCAGCAATTAATTCAGCTCTAGCTTTATCGCTTATTGGAGTGCTTGTGTCTTCTTGGTTTTCTCTTAACCCAAATTGAGCTACATTACGACCATGCCATAATAAAAACTTCTCATAAGAACCGCAAATTAAATAAGGCTTTACATAATCGTTAAGTAAAGCAGTTAATTCAGTTCCAGGAGTACCAGTAATTGCATTATAAAAAGCAATAGGTACAATAGGTTTAAACTCAATCTCTTGCATATCCTTAATATATGTATCAATGTCACTAGTTTTAGTAACATTAGCACCTAGTTTAACAAACTCTAAGAACTCTGATTTAATTATTAATGGGCTGTATGACATTTTTTATAACTAATTTTTTAGATTGTTCTTCTGGAATATTAAATAAAATAACTAAAGTATTTACTTTTTGTTCATCAGTTAATAAAGGGTCTTTAATAACTTCAACTAAACTAGTAGTTGAACCAACTCCTAATGTTTGAGCTAATGAAATAGTACTTTGTGTTTTATTTTCTTCTGTTTTATATCCAGCTAAATCTCTTAACTCAGCATCAGTTAATTTAGAATAAACTTCAGGAGCAATATATTTAACTGGTATTAATTGAGTTAATGTAAAATCTTTTTCAGGAAAAACTAAAGTTAAAGCGTCTTTAATTAAATTCTGTAATGGCTTAACTCTATTATTAAATAAAGTAATATTATCAGATATTATATTGGTTGAAAATCCAACTGAACCACCTAATCCAATTAAGAAATCAGGCACTCCAAAAGCCCTTGCTACTTTTTTTGCAACCCTTGTAGAGCTTTGTTCAATAGCATTAAAAATACCATCGTTATTTATAGCTTGATAAGTTGGTACCTCCTCTTTTGTTTTAGCTGAAAGCAGTAATAACTTATTGCGTCCAGTTTCTCCTTTATTATCTTTGTCATTACCAGTAAATGAAGTACATACTTGCTCGTAATAATCCATTTCAGTCATTCCATTATCATCCTCAGTCTTATCATCTATATCTCCAACTACTGTTAATATACCACCTGGCATAAAAGCGTTGTTTACTGATTCTAATTCATATTTACTTTGTTCAGCATCAGCATCTATATCAGAAATAGCAGAGTAATAAGAAGGAATAACGTAAGTATATTGTTCAGGCTTTTTTCTAAAGTAATAAAGTATTTCGCCTAATGGTTTACCTTCTTCGTTTTTATAACCAATGATTAATTTTAATTCTTCGGGTGTTACTTTTGCACCTTTATATCTAGGATATTCAACATCTTGCTTAGGGTCTAACTTAACATCTAATGAATATGTAGGATTATAAATATAATTACCGTTATCAGCTACTCTAATTTTACCAAATGGCAAAGCCTTTGCTTTTATTGGAGTTCCTGTACCATCCCTTTGAATATGTAAAGCAACTGCTTGATACATTGAAGCGTAAGGAGTTAAACTAGACACTAAATCGTTATAGGTTTGTTCATCGTTTACCTTTTCTTTTCCAAGCACTTCATCAACTAAACCATCAGCGTAAATATATTGATTAAGTATTTCAATACAAGCTGTTGCAGTTCCACTTTCAGATATTTGTCTAGCTATTCTTTGAGGCAGTAAATTATCAGTATCATAATTAATAATACCCTTTGCTTTATTCTCAGTAATAGTAACTATTCTATTGAAAAATGTATAAATTTTAGCCTTAACACTCATGTTATAAAATTACTACAATTAGCGATTTTAAGTACTATTTTTTATTATATAATTCCTTAATATCTCGGTGGGCTTCGTTAATATCTGAGTAACCTGGTAAATGATATACTAGCATTTCCTTAGTTTTAAACCATTGCATATCATTCATAATCCAAGTGTAATGAGTATCGACTTGAGTTTGTTCTTGACTGATAGCTTCAATTAACTTAGGTATTGCTTTACGGTTAACAATATAGGCATAACCACCCCACGTTTTAATAGAACGGTGCAATAAACCACTGTAATTAACTAAACAGTTATCTGGACTATAACCTCCTAAATGTAGACAATCCCAGTCTTCAGGAAGTTCGAGCATAGCATTAGCCAACTTTAGTTTGAAGTTATCACAAAAGTCTATATCATCTTCTAAAATAAAAACACGCTCATAACCTGAATTATAAGCGTGTTCTAATAATGATTTATGGCTACGAATTGTAGCAATTTCTGTAGGCTTTAATATTCCCTTACCTTCTATCCCTTGTTTTTCGGTTGCCTTCCAGGCTTTCGCTTTAATACCGGCTCGTTTACAGTTTGATTCTGTGAGCCGTTTTCGGTCTTTTCTGGATTCGAGGTTAATAAAATAACATTGTCCGTAATTTGGGTATATGTTTTTTTTTCAGTGTTATTTTCTTTTGCCCACTCAGTATTAATTGTTAAGCAATGAGATAACCCATTTTTCATCATTATATCTCCAAAATAATCATTAAATGTATTTGGCGTAATTAACATTTCGTGTCCATCATCTGATTTAGCAATGATAGTTTCGTAACCTGGTTTTAAAATGTATTTACTCATATTATTTGCGTTTTAAAATTGTTAATCCATTGTTATTAGTGTATTCTTTAAATAAAATCCATTCTGGGTTATCATTTAAGAACTCAATTATAGCTGGTTGCAACCCTCTTTTTTCTTCAATCTTATAGTTTTCCATTATCTCAGGCGTTTGCCATGAAGTTGGTTCGTCTACAAAACCATAAGTAGTTGTATCATGTAGTGCTATATACTTTTTAACTTTGCCAGCGTGTAAAATTAACTCTTTTTTTAACTGAGAATAGATATGTAGTGTATCAATAAACAGTAAATCGGTTTCTTCTATCGTTATTTTAGTTGTATCAGCTTGGATAAATTGCCATTTTGGATATGCTTCTTGAGCAATTAATACATTATCGTTTGTATGTAAGTCAATACCGATTAACTTTTCAGGATCACGAAGCATAAAAGCCCACGTACTTACTACATTTCTAACACCCATTTCAGTTATATGGCTACATTCTTTAGCTAAATTATATAGCGTATCAATGTGTTCATTAATATCACTAGGTGTTACACTAGATAGGTTAAATTTTTCTTTAATTAGTTGATTCATATTGTGTTTTTATTTGGTTTATTTGCTCATTTGTTAGGTACTTGTCTATTGCATGGTAGCCTAAAGAACCTAAATTAAATATAGTTTCACAGCTAAATGATTTAGCGACATCAAATGTAGGTAAATTTCCGTTAAGTTGTTTCAATCCGTTACAAAAATACATATCTTCATTATCTAATCCGTTATAGTGATAGTTTTTTATAACATTAATCATTGCACTTTTACGTCTTAAACTAAAACCACCATTCATTGCAGGAAAATCTACCCATTTAATTGGTGCGCCTATGTAATCGTATTGGTAATAATCTTCAATACCATGTCTTAATATAGCTGAATCATGCTGTATAATTAATATATTTTCTTCTTCAAACTGATTCCAAAACTCTAAAGAAGTTAAGCGTTTATTGTATTCATGTATTGAACTTAGCCTATCTTCAAAATAAAATATAGAATCTTCTGGTAAATACTTACAATGTTCTTGAGCTATTTTATTACGGATAGATTTATTTTCTATTAAAGATATTGCAAGAGTAGTTTTATTCATCTCATCCATAACGCCTAACGTTCCTTTGTTGTGAATATCTTTCACTTGCATTATATCAATTCCTTATTAAAGTTAACGTGTTCTTTTAAAAACTCAGGCATATTATGTTTAGCATAAGGTACAGCGTTCCATAATCCAAATGCTACGGGGTGTATATCTTGTATTTGATTTTGTGGTGTCCAAGCATAATGAATATCATTTAACCAATTAGCTCTAATCTCTGAAGCGTGACCAAATATCTTATATTTATATCTCATTACTGGTTCAGATTGAGCGGTACTAAAATGATAAATAGTTAAAGGACATTCATGGTCTTGCAATCCGTTTCTATTATGTAAGTTTTCAATTCTAATTGGTCTAAATCCATCGTAACAAGCGTAATTAAACGACCTCCAAAAGTTAATGTAACCTTTGATACCATAGTATTGAGATGTACCATTTAAAGCGTATTGTAAAGCGTTTGTTATTTCTTTAGGTTCAAATACTTCATCAGCATCAATAGTCAAAATTAAGTCATATCCACTAGCGTAATCGTGTGCTTTTCGTCTATGTTGGTTTTCGGCACTATAACTATTCTCATCCCAAATTAATTTACTACCTAATACTTGTTCACATATTAATTTAATATCTGACTTACTATCAGGGCAAACTTCTGTAGTTCCAAATCCGTGACTTGGATTCGGTGTATATGCAACAACAACTTTTTCACAGTGGTCTTTTATTGATGTTAAAGATTCTTTTAAATATTCTAATCCGTAATGGATTGTTAAGAAGCCTAGTGTTTTCATTAGTATCTAGTATTACAGTAAGTGCATTGATTGTTTTTAAAATCATTAGCTCCACAATTTTTACAATTAGTTTGAACTATTTTTTTACTATCACAACTAGGTATAAATCCCATTATATATTCTCCACAATGAATGGTATTGAATTTGGTTTTATCTGAAGTATTATTTTTCATACCGCTAAGTTAATAATATTTTCTACTTGATGTTTAAAAGTGAATGTATTTTTTACGAAATCGTTACCAGCTTTTGCTATTCTATTTCTAGTTGTATCATCTTCCAAATAATGGTCAATTGCTTTTTTAAATTTAATTAAATCAAAATCAACAAAATAACCTACATTATTATCGTATGTATCAAACATTCCTTTATGAGCATAACTCATACACATAACTCCACTACCCAAAATCCTTAATAACCTATCACTATTATAATTTAAGCTATCAAAATGGCTACAATTTATAGCTATTTTAGCACCTCTATACGATTTAGCTTCTTCATATTGGCTATGATTAAAGTTACCATTACCATAAGCCCATCCCGAACCATACACGCCAAATCTATTACCATATTCCTGGCGTAAAAAGTCCACCATATCAATACGAAAACCACTCATAGGGAAGTAACCACGTCCATAATTGTTACCCATAAATACTATCTCAGGCATATTTAATGCTTCTCCCTCTGGTTTATATATCTCAGGATCATAACCTATCTCTAAATACTCAGATTTAAAGCCTAATGAACGCATAGCATTAACATCATCCATATTACTAAATGCCGTTAAAGATACATAAGGGGCTAAATCAATCATCCATTGTGGTACTTCTTGGCGTTTATCTCCAGTCCAATTGATTATAAAAGAACCGTGTATTTTAAAATACTCGCACGTACTTTTATTTATAATACCTTCTGACTGTATTTGCATAAATACAATATCAGGTTTTAACTCGTCAAATAATTTAACTGATTCATAATCTAGGTTTTTATCTCCAGTATAAACTTCTCTATAATTTTCTTTACCAACAACATCAATAAAGGCTTTCTGAAAACCATTCATTGTGTTAGGTGTGGCGCAAAGTCCGATGTGTAATATTTTCATTTTAAAATAATTATAATTAATGCAATTAAACAACATAAATCAACAATATATTTAAGGTGTAAATTTAATTTAGCATCCCATAAAAAGTTCATGTATTCCTCGTTATATTCATTAGTTCCAAATTTACTATATTCTTCTTCAATATAACTTTTAATTAAATAATGAGTTTTAAATAGTTTTTTCATATTAAAAATGTGGTTTTAAAAAGTGATACGGTTCTGGTACTCTAACTGTTTTATGGTCGTATGTTCTATAATTAGAACTATGTAAATGTAAAGCGTGTATTGTTTTAGCTGGGTTACTAATTGAATAACCAGATTGTTTTAATTCAAACATAATTCGGTTGTCGCATCCAGGTACACCCAAATTAAAATGCCCTATATCTTCTTGTACAGAACCGTTAAATATCCAAACATCTTGACTATCCTTTCTATCAAATAAAACGGCTGTAGTGCCATTTATATCCCATCTCGATAAAGCTAAACATTCTCTATCTTTTATAAAACGTACATTTAAAATAGTTTCATTAAAATAAATATCTGAGTTAGCTATAATATTAATTCTATCAGGGTATTGCTGAGTAAGTTTAAATATTTGATTAAAAGTTAAACGTTCTTTAATTTCTATAATGTTAAAATAAGGTACACCGTTAATGTTTAAAGCCTTGTTATTTTCTAAACAAGTATCTAATTCCTTTTGGCGTTCTTCATTACCACAATCATATACTTGAACAAATAAGTTAATTTGCTTTAGAGTAAAGTCACCACGAATAGCACGGCTTTTATATTCATTATCTTGACCTTGTAATTTAAGCCAATTACCTAATAACATAACAGCTTCGTTAATACATTGCCCACAATTTAGGTTCATATTATAGTTACATAGCGTTTGAACTAATCGCTTTAACTCGTATCTGTTACCAATTGGATTTTGTAAAACTAAATTAACTTCGTTTATCATACGATACAAATATAAATAAAAATCCTAACCAAGTTAATGATTAGGATTTTTATTTTGTGTAATTAATTTAATTAAGCAGAAAGTGCATCTAAGTAAGCTACATTTTGAGCGATTGTTGCATTTGCACCATTGATACTGAAATATTTAGGCATTTGCATTTCTTCACCTGATAATGTTAAGTTATAACCAGTAGGATCGTTTAACAAAGTACCTGAACCACCTTCACCAGCCGAACCATTTAAGCCTTTACCAATACCTAATACACGGATATTATCAGCATTTTCTTGGTAAAAACATACTAAATCATCTGTATTAGCTAAAGTTTCAGCAGCTAAAACTTGAGCTGGAGTACTTAAATACAATGGTAAAGTAATACCATGATTCCAAGTATTAACATTTTCGCCAATAGTCATTGGAAAAGTAACGCTATTCTTATCTCTCTTAGTTGTAAACTTGTATAATTTAGCAGGAATTGAACCAATGTTTGACAAAGCCAAACTATTCATATAACCTAAATTATCATAAGTAACTGATAGATATCTTTTTTCAACAAACCAAACTCTTTTGTCGATACCACCGACTTTGTTTAATCCATTGCAATCAGGTGTAATTCCTGATAATAATTCTGAGCAAGTTGCCATTTTTTATTTTTATTTAATTGTTTATATAAAGGGAGGTGTTACCCTCCCATTTAATTTAGAATCCTCCGATAACGTTTTCTACACCATCAATGTATTTGTAACCAGCTCTGTAGTTTAAACGGCAGTAGTTTTTCTTATCTTTACGCTCATACCAAAACTCAGCAGAAGTAGTATCTGTCATCATATCCGTACCAATAATATGGTTTAAAGGATTTGTTAAGATGATACGATTATCATTTGCAGTTGCAGGTGAACCAGTTGCAAAGTCAACATTAATATAGTCACCAATAGTTAACAAGTTAACAACTGGAATACCTCTGAATTTTAAAGTTGCAATACCATTGATTAACTCAGTTTTAGAACTTTCTAAATTACCTAAAGTAGTATATTTTTGTTCTAAAGCTCTGTAGATTGGATCAGTAACATACATTCTTTTTTGGTCAGGAGTGTAGTTATATTTTAATACTGAATTTTGAGCATCTACATAAGTATCTAAAGTAGCTAAGATATTAGTTTGGTTAATGTCAGTATCAGAAATTACAGCCGCTACTCTTACAGTACCATCTCCAGCTAATGCACCAGCTTTTAACGTTTTAAAAATACCATCATAAGCAGTATAGTCAGAGTTAGTTAAAGTAGTATCATTTAAGAAAATTTGACGATATAAGTCAGTTGCTACAGCATTTCCGAAAACTTCTAATAATAAAGTTTGGATTTGAGTACCTTCTAAGTTATAAACATCATAACCTTTTTTCAAAGCAGCTTCATAAATAGATGCTTCAAAAGGTGCTTTACATTGTGATAATTCAGCTTCCATTTGTGTAACTGATAATACTACTGAGCTAATTGCTACGCCAGTTGCAGTATCTCCAGTATTACAATCTACTGATTTTTTTGTAATTTTTTGTAAACGTCCTGTTTTGTAAAACGTTTTTGAACTTTGAATGTCTTGCTCAATTCTAAATCCTAATTGTGCTAACAAAGGAGTTTTAGCTAAAGCAAGTACAAATGTTTCTTGAAAGTCTGCTTGTTTACCAGTGTAAGAAGCAACCGATGTAATTAAATTTCCCATTTTTTTATATTTGGTTTTTTATTTGTTTTTATTTATTTATTTTTTTTTAAAAATTGAAGCCATTTCATCTAAATAAGCCTGGTTAGGATTAGATGTTATTGTTTTACGAGCTTTAAAAGATTGAGTACCTAAATCAAATTCAGCACCTTCGCCAATTACAACCTCTTTTAATGCTTTAAACTCGTTTTCAATAACAGTAATGTTAGCTTTGATAGCTTCATTCTCAGTTACTTTAGCTTGTAATTCAGCTTCAACTGTTTCTTTACTAGCTTTTAAAGCATTTAATTCAGTATTAGCAGCTTCTAATTGTGCTTTTAGTTCTTCAATTGTAGGCTCGTTGTTATCTTCAATAGTTTTTTCAACTACTTCTGATACTTTGCCATCCATTACAACAACCGTTTTACCTTCAGCATCCATATACTTGCCATCTTTAGCGGCAAATTGGTTGCCATCAGCATCTACTTCAAATACATTTGCACCAGTAATATCTTCAGAATCTGATTCAATAAATAAATTTACTGCTTCACCTGCTTCGTTTTTTACTGCCAAATCCATATCAAAGAATTTGCCTTTAGTTACTCTTGAAAAGTTTTTAAAAAACTTATTCATTTTGTTTAAAATTGTTTCATCAACTTTACTCATTGTTTCATTTGTTTTATTTGGTTTAATCATTGCCACCAATCTATATTGATGGTATTCTACTTCTTCTAAAGCATCTATAACCTCATTAGCAAAACCCATCTTAACAGCATTCTCAGCCGTTAAATCAGTTTCTTTTTCTAAGTATGGGGCTAACTCATAAGCAGTTGCTTTTGATTCTTTAGCGTAGAAATTTAATATTCTGTCTTGCTCACTTTTTAAATCCTTACCTAAAGCAAGTAATTCATTAGCTCGCATTGGCTCTGATTGCTCAGGTAACCAGTAAGGATTGTGAACAAAGAATTTAGTATTTTTAATTAACTTTCTGTTTTCTGGTTTAGCTGCTAAAAATAAAACCGTAGCAATTGATCCAACAATATTTTCTCCAATAGAAGTTAAGTTTTTACCAGATGCTAATAAAGCAGCGTGAATATCCCATCCTTCATATACTGAACCACCACCACTATTAACCTTGTAATGTATATCGGTAACGTCTGAATCTAAACTTCCTAAAAAGTCTTTAAGGTTTTTTAAAGTAAAGTTTTTTTCTCCAGCAAAAGCCGAATCTAACTCACCTATATAACCTTCAATATTTAATTTAGCTATTTTCATTATAACAAAGATATATTAGAAAAAAGCCTTATATTTGTTTTTTAGAACGTTTATAATAAACTTTATTATATTTGATAATGGGTAGAAAACCAAACAATAAAATAACTACGATAATTAACGGAGTTGAAAGACAATTTAAACCAAAACAAATAATTCTAAAAGGCAAAACATTAGAGATGTTTAACTTTGATAGAATACGCTTAGAACTTGGTGAAAGTCAATTAGGTGAAAGAATTATAGGCGACTATTATAGAAAAAATATACCACCAGGATTCACACCTAAAGACTAGAAATATTAACCCCTACTTCATTTTGTTTACTAACTCTGTTTATCTCTGATATTCTAGCTACAATTTGCATCTTAGAAATTACAGAAGATAGTTCGTATGTAAAGTTATTAGCAGTAGCAGCACTTCTACTCACTGAATTATTAGTAAACCCACCATCAAAGTAACCACTAATACCAGAAGGTTTAAAACCTTTACGCATTGATTCAGCTTTACTAGCTAATAGTGATCCAGTTGGTGTATTAAGAACCTTTGCTGGAATAACATATTCGTTTTTATGGAACTGTTTATTCCCCATTGAATAGCTTTCTTCTCTTGGATTACCACGCTCAGTATAACCACCATCAAAGTATTGAAACTTAGTACTAGATATTTTAGCAACTGTAGCGGCTGTAGTAGCACTAGCGGCAATACTAGCAGCTAAACCAACTGGTAAATAAGGAACTGAAGCACTCGCATTGATAACAGCAACAGCCCCTTGTATTAAAGCAGTAGTAATACCAAATGCTTTATTAACTTCAAATTGTTTCTTAGCTGCTGCCTTATCTTCTTCACTACCCTTTTGTAAGTTACTTCTTTTTAAATCAAATAAAGAGTTAGATAAATCCCCTAGTGAAGCGGTTACATTACTAGCAGCTTGTAAATTATCTGAATAGTATTTTTCGTTTAACTGTCTTTCTTCTTCTCGGTATTTATTTATTATCTCAGCTCTTTGTGCTTCTGTTAATTCGGTATTTGATAACTCTTGTTCACGTTCAGCATTTAATAATTCAAGTTGAGCTTCTAAATAAAAAACACCATTACGTTTAACGTCTAATAATTTAGCATCAGCTAAAGCAACATTATCAATATATCTTTGTTTATCAGCTTCATTTAATCCGTTTATTAACTGTTCTTCTAAATCTAATAGCATTTCATCAGCTTTTTTCTGATTTGAAATACTTAATTCTAATGCGTTTTTTTGTTCCTCATTATATTTTGAAAAAAATT